GGAATAGCGTGACAATACACACCGGTATTGTGCTTTTTAAAAGTTCCATTTGATTCTATAACTGCAGGGACATTCTTGATTACGTCAAGTACCCTTGTTCTATCAGCAAAGTCAATATCAATATCCGGCATCGTAATCTCCACCACACATCTTTAATAACATTCGATACTGTTCATACGCTTTCTTTACCGCTGGCACATTATCTCGAATATGCATTTCTTTATATTTTTGTTCGTCAATTACACTAACGAAATCTTCTAGTTTATGAATAGGAATATGTATTGCTACACCTTCAACTGTTTCAATCCTCGGTTGATATCCAAAAATTTCGTCATGTATTTTAGCGTCAGTCCAAAATTGTACAGGTACCTTAGATAGTCGATGAAATTTTCTATCGCTAGGTTCTGTATGTGCTTCGAAGGCCTGACAAAATTTTGCCAATGAATTTGAATAAGGTAACGGTTTACTCAATTCCGCTCTCCTTACATATTTCTTTAACCATCGCAACATCTGCTGATTTAGATTTAAAGTGTTTGGTCCAATAAACAAGATCCAATGCAGGTTCAACAAGCATCAATTGATCGTCATTGAAATTTGCCAACATTTCTTTACCTGTTTTACAATTTAATAACACCCATGCACTAATCTTTCCATTGCGTATATCATGTACTGCGCGATTAAAGTTGGCATAGTTAAAATAATGATACCATTGAGCACCACTAGAGTCACTCCACTCCATCATTGTTGTAATAGTACGTTGAACTGCGGACTCAACTGGTTCTACTTTAAGCATCTCATATAGATACTGTTCATACAGTTCGTCTCTACACCAGTGATCTAATTTAACGCCACTCTTAATAACGAAATCAATGAATTTATCAGGATATATGGGATTAACATTATTAACAAAACTTCCGAACTTAACGAAAGCATTGTAATAAGCAGTCTTAGCAAACTCTTCATACGTTTTGAGTTTTTTAGCATTTTGTGTAAGTTGAAAGAATCTGTTGAAAGCCATGTAGCCTGCTTGAACACGCTTTTCATCTTTCTGAAGAGCTCGACGTTTCTGTTCACACATATGAGCCACTAGCGTTTTTTCTTTCATAAACGCCTTGCTACAATGTACACAGTTGTACGGTTGTTCTTCTAATTTAAACATTACTCGTATTCTTTGCGTTGCTTTTTATCAAAGCCCATTTTATCAAATAGTTCGTTCTTATCTTCCTTAGACATCATTTTAGCCTGTAGCTTAATGTCTGACAATTTCATAGCAGGATACAATTCGGCTAATAATTTTTCAATCTTTTCCGCTTTTTCTTTTGTACCGGCTTTGAGATATGGATGATATGTTTTCATACCAACACCACATCCTGCAAATAACTTCCAAAGCAATGCCTTATGATTTTTACTAAGTGTCCAGTGATCTTTATTAACTAGTTCATTTGTACGTTCAAGAAACCATTCTTGTAAATCGCGATCCCCTTCTACGTTAGCAACATATCGCATAAGGATGTATGGGCTAAAATCTTTCTTTTCTTCAGGCGTAAGTTTATCATAAAACTCGTAGTTTCTTAAATCAACTGCGGCTAATTCACGTTTGATATCAAGTGCCATCTTTGTCCTTACTTAGGTGATATGTTATTATAACACGGTCAATGGCCGCTTGTAAAGCAGGATTATCTCTCGCGGCTCTTCGAATCTCACCCCAAAGTTTTGAATCCATTATGTGTTCATGTAGTGGGCGACCGTCACCGGTACGAGGATCAAAGTTTGGATCGTCTTTGTTATAATTCCAACCGGTCACTTTTCTAGTCATAGGATCTGCTCCAAATTCTCTAGAGTAGACTACATTACCTACTCGTTCGTGTATAAGTGGTACACCTGGTTTAAGATTTCCCATCTTTACTCTCTGGTTTTACAATACCGTACTGGTTGTATAGCCACGTGATAAACGCTTCAATTTCTTTACTAGGAAATGGATATACCTTATAAGCAATGCTAATTCGTTCTAACCAATCTTTGTCTTTCATATCTTACCAACATTTAGTGTAATTGACAATCTCGCTCTGACGACTAACTTCTTTAACAAAATACGCACATACAGGTTTTTCTCCTCCATGCAACGGCGTACATAATAGCTGTCCAGGTTTCATCTTTGGAAAATACCATTTAACATCTTGGTAAACATTAATAATATCAATGTCGTAGAACTCAGGACGAAAACTACTTAATGGATTAAATGTAAAAGTTCTAAATCCGCGATCATTTAAACTTGTTAAGGGCAGTACTTCCATTTCTGGGCCGGTTGGATCGCCTACAATAGTACACCAATCTAACGGCATAGTAACTTCGTAAGGTCCAATTTTTAATACTACTGCTGGACCAGTAAACGATTCTAAGAAGATCAGAGGAAGATAAAAGTAGTCGGGATTTTGATTATCGCTATTATCCATCACAGCGTATCGTAAATCTTCATCTACTTCTTCGGGGAGATCATTCAAATAGAATGTCTTGTTGTCTAGCGTCAATATTTGCATTATTTAGATTTTAACCTTTTCAATTGTAAACGGGTACTTTGCATCTTTGTAGAACTTCTTGCGTTCAGTTAGATGTCTTTTTGCGTATTTGGTGTTGGCTGTTATATCCCAGATTTGGACGAAGTCTTTGTCTTCTGCTTTTCTAATACCTCGCCCAATTGATTGTATAACCCTTGTAAAGCTCTTTCCGGACTCAACCATAACCAGATTAAAAATCCTTGGAATATTAAGACCCACAGCGGCCACACCATAAGTCGCCACAATAATCTTGTTATCACTTGTTTTAATTTCATCGTATTCTTCTTTTCTGTCTTTTGTTTTTACTGCTCCAGAAATGAATACGCTATCTGTTAATTCGTTTTGTAAAAACTTTCCTGTTTCAATCCTATCAACTAGGACTAATGTATTGCCTGAATCTGCAATACCTTTAACAAGTTTAGCAATCCACTCCATGCGGGTGTCGTCAGTGACTAGGTATTTTAACTCTTCTGGATATGATCCAAACTCTTTCCACTCTTGTGTCTGAATTACATTTACATGGCATGTACTTAGTATGCCCTTTTCCTGTAATTCATTAGCAGTAACAGTACCAACTACTGGTCCAATACTACATTTAATACTTTCAAACTCGAGGGGATCTTTAGGAACAGTACCAGTAAGTCCCCAACGAATTGGAGCATTACGTAAATTCTGTGTTAAAAGATTCTTTAATACTTCTGCTTTAGCTTGGTGAACTTCGTCAATCATAATCAATTGAACGTTTTCAAGAAATTCAGCAAGTGTAATCAAGTCAGCTTCACCATTCTTAGATTTTTTATCTAAAATATTAAGTGATTGCCAAGTACAAATAGTATGTGTCTTACCTAAATCTTTTCGATCTCCGTAGTAAACACCTACATCCAATCCTACGTTAATATAATCTTCTTCAGTTTGTTCTACTAGTGATTTATTTGGTACAATAACAAGTGTGCGACCATACTTTTCACAAATCTTACTAAGTGTGGCAGTCATAATTGTCTTGCCTGCACCAGTAGCAACTGACTGTAATGCCTGTGGGTTTTCTAAGAATGTATTAACAACTCCTACTTGGTCGTCACGCAATCGAATAGGTTCGCCGGCAAATCTATGCCCGTCTGGCCAACACTTATCACCCCAAAATTCTTCTGTAATTTTTGTAAATTCTAATACAGGGCTTGTACGTTCATCTTCAACTTCGATGTAGTAACCCCATTGTTCAAGTAATGGGAGAATTTGATCCAGTAGACTAACATAAGTAGTGCCGCCTAGTCCAAAGAAACTAACACAACCGTCCCATCGTCCGAGTCTATACGCAGGTTGATACCTTGCGCTCTGCTGAAAGTACTTGAATTTCTTTACTAAGTCTTTCCTAGTATCGAGATCAAGTCCTTCTATTTTGACGTTAACTTCGTCTTTGATTATAACTCGTGCTGTTGCCATCTTTTCTGTATTGTAGGTGCTTTAGTACTATAATACACTAAGTTCCGAGCATTGTCAACTACTGTGCTCATAGTAAAATGCATATAATTATAATAGCCTAAGTTGATTACTGTGTTGAATTTAACACCCGATTTGATTAATGGTTTTGTAATTTTGGTACTTACAAATACAAGTCTAGTAGTATCAGTGATAGGCCCGTTTAGATCATTATCTTTGACAAATTTATTAAAGTCCGATTGTTCGTTAGGCAATCTGAACATAACACTCATATCTTTTGTTTCAATACCTAGTCTATGAGCAAACTCCATCCAACCTTTTACCATTGTAAGTTCACTGCCCCCTGGTACAACAACTAATGCTGGACCTCCGTGGGTTAGCAAATCAGTGAATGCATCAATTGGATATACTCCACTATCTACCCAAGGATGTTTAGAACTGGCCAACGATAAAACTGTTCTAGTTACTGGATTAATTTCCGTTTTAATTTTGGAATCAATTTTATCGTCCCAAGTAGTAACACCGTATTCTCTAGCCCAAAACAATGCTTCAACTAGATTAGTTGTTTCTGGTTGAGGAATTTTCTTATGACAATTTTTTAATTCAAATCCACCGCCAGTATAAACTAACATCGGCAAATGATGTTCTATATCAAGAAACGTTTCACTAACTGATCGATATAGTTCCATAAACTCTTCAGACGCATGAAACTCTTGAGCCAAGAATATACTACCAATCCATTCAATTGTTGTTTCTGTTAAATTAAAAACCCATTTTTTAACATTGCCATCCCAAGTACCTTTGTACAGTTGATGGACTTCTGAATTTCTTTTGCGTAGTAGTTCAACTAATGTTTCGTTGTAGGGAAATTCTAACGCAATAACATTTCCTGTATTACCTTCTATAGGAGTTTTGATAATTGAAATACGTTTTTGTTGAGATATAACCCTGAAAGGGTGTTTCCAAACAGGCTTATCTAATATATCATCAATCGATGGAACTGTTGGTCGCAATTCAGCACGATGCTTATTAAGCACTCTAAGAGCTAGATGACCCTGTTTTTCTGTTAGTTGATTTGCGTTAAACGCAATTTGATCTGCAAGACTAGACAGTATAGTACCGTCGTGACCAGAGACAATATTGTTATGTTTGAAAAGCCAGGGGCCCGAGCCCACAGCAAATTGAATCAACTCTTCGATATACATGATTATTAGATATGAACATCTTCCATGCCAGCAGTACGCAATTTAATAATGTTGCTTAACTGCCATTGTTTAATATCAAGACCTTTAATGATGCCCAACCATTGATTCCGTAGTAAGGCAAATTCGTTTACAATTTTTTCAAGGTCCACTACATCTGGTTCACCTTCGCAATACTTTTCGCAATCACGACTGCTTAAAGCACGTTGATAGTTTTCCAAATATTTTTTAAATGCTTTTGAACGTGTACGGCGTAGCTCAATATTAAGATACTCCAATATACCTTCAATTTCTTGTAATTGATTAAATCGTTGTTCAACAATACCGGGCAAGGCGGCGGAGGACTTTTCTAAGTTTCCATAGACTTTGACCTCTCGCCTTGCTTCTTCTAACTGAACATAATAGTACTCAATACAGTCAGGCAAATGACTGATGTCTCGACTGATTTTTGAGTACCAATTCATCAATAATCCTCTTCTTCTTCATCGTAGCCATAACCGTCATCTTCATCAGATTCTTCTTCGGTTACTGCTTTGATTGCTTCGTCGAGGTGAGGATCGTAACCAGTATAACTTTGAAGCGTGTCTGCATCAATGTCATTTCCTAGCAAAAAATCCACATATTGATTTGCGGCCATTTCACGATTTTTTTCTGGAATATATTCACGAAACATATCCCAAACTGTCATAATTAGATTCTCGTCCATTATGCTTCTTCTTCCTCAGTAATAATTGCTGTTGTAGTTAAAGATTCGGCCGCTTTAGCATCCCACTCGTTCATGATAACGTGTAGTTTTTCTTCGGTCCAATTCTTACGGAACTCTGCAACAATCTCACCAGTTTCTTTACTAGTGTATGCTAATTTATTCCCAACCTTGGATAACACACCCATTTTCTCGAACATATCGACCAAACCACTTGTTGGAGCCATACCAGTTGAATATGGAATCTCAACTTGTACACTTTCAAAAGGTTTAGCATATCGTGTTTTCATGATCTTACAAGCGGCACGGATACCTAATACATCAGTGACTTTGTTACCATCTGCGTCAACTTTAAGTTTTAGCTTCTTCATAGCAACAACGATACTTGATGCATAAACAAAACCTTGACCACCACTAATCTTGTCATCCGGGTCAAACATGTCTTGGCTTGCGTATGTGTGATTTGTACAAACCATACCTACATTATAACTACCAAACATATTAACACAATTACGAACAAGGCTAGTAAGTGCTTTAGGTTTACGGCCCATATCACCTTTCATTTCACCTGCTTCAAACTGATTTACGTCAGTTGGAGTAAGCAACATTCCTAGTGAGTCAATTACAAATAACACCTTAGGACGTTCTTCTAAAGGCATTACTTTATACTCTTTCATAAATTCGTGAATGGTTTTTGCTACGTCATCGATCATAGCCATGTTAAGTTTCAACAACTTTTCATCACTAATATCAACACCTAGATCCAACAACCACTGCCTGTCCAAGGCGTTTTCAGAGTCAATTAAGACAACAAAAATACCCTGTTCTTGAGCGGCACGAATAATGTTACCAGAACATATATAACTTTTACCTGCACCTGATTCGCCTGCAAAAACTGTAACTTTTCCCAAAGGGACTCCTTTGAAGAAGTCCCCCGAGATAAGATAGTTAAGGGCGTAGTTTCCGGTTGAAATCCAATCGGATGGGTCGTTAAACCCAATTCCTAGTCCATCAATAGATTTAGTGATAGACTTACGGAACTTCGAAATATCGAAGGCCTTTCCCATAGTCTAACTCCTTATTCTGCTTTCTGACGGTTACGGATCATTGCCAAGATGTCTTGGGCACGAGCCGATGCTGATGAACCTTCTGAAGCTGGTTGAGCCTCAGCAACTTTTTGTGCGGGTGCTGGAGCCGCTTGCTCAAAAGGGACGTCATCCTCGTCTACTGCTGGAGTAGGTGCTGGAGCCGCTTTTGGTGCTGCCGCTTGTGTGTTTGAACCTGTAGCTGAACCGCTACCGCCCATTCCCGCTGGTTTAAAGTATTGTCCCCAACGGTCCATGTCAAATGCTTCACCGTCTACTGACGCTTCGAACATTTCTTTCATAACCTTGAGTTCAACTTCACCTGGTTTCTTAGGTAAGAATGATTTCAAATCAAACAAACCGTGAGTGTCAATAGCGGCTTTTTCAGCATCGCTTAAAGCACGTTCACGACGAGCCCAACTTGATGTAGAGTAATCTGCATATCCACCTTTGGAAGTCTTAGTAATTTTGAAATCCAAGCCACGGACGTAGTCTGTTGGCAATTCTTCAATTTCACTATCCATTAGTGCGTTCTTAACCAAGTTAAAAATCTGACTGCCGATAATAAATCGACGAATTGGATTTTCTGGTGTTTTATCTTCAGACATTTTAGTGTCTGTAACAAAACCTTGGAACAAATAACTACGCTTTTTCCAATACTTACGACCCATCTCTTCTAAAGACTTATCCTTGAACCAAGGACGTACCTCTGTAAGAATAGGACAAGTTTCTCCCCACATTTCCATGCAAGGTACTTGTACTGTTACGGGTTTGGAATTGGTTTCTCCCTTAACTCCTGCGAATGGCAATTTGATCATTGCTCGTTCGATCCAGAAGAATGTGTTGTTTGGATCAGCGTC